GTAAAAAATATGTTTTAAAACTACCATTTTCCAATTTAGGTATTGGCTCATATCCTGCAAGAAATTTTTGTTGGGAACACAGCCAAAAAAATAAACACGAAAGGCATTGGGTATTTGATGATAATATTAGAAAAATAAGAAGAATAACACAGGGTAAAAAAATACAATGTAATGGATTAAAAGCAATAAAGATACTAGAGGAATTTACAGATAGATACGAAAATATTGCAATTACAGGATTTAATTATACAAGTTTTGTAGTACCCGGAACATCAGATAACATTCCATTTAGGTTAAATGTACACGCCTATTCTGCTATGTTAATTAAAAACAATATGCCTTATAAATGGAGATTAAAGTATAATGAGGATGTAGATATTTGTTTGCAAGTGTTACACAATAAATTATGTACAGTTTTATTTAATGCATTTACAGTTGATAAAACAAGTACCGTTGCAAAGATGAAAGGTGGTAACCAAACAGAATTATACAAAGATAATGCGCAAGAAAAAAAGTTTTTAAAGACAAGAAGTTTGGAAGAAGTTTGGCCACAGTATGTTGAAACCAAAATAAGATATGACAGACCACATCACATAATTAATTGGATGCAATTTAAACATCCATTAAAACGCAGAAAAGATATTGATTGGGAAAAAATTAAAAATAAAAAACAAGACATAAAACTTAAAAAACTAAATAAAATAAAAAATAAAGAATTAAAAAAATTTTATAATAAACACAAATGAAAATATTAGTAACAGGTGGTGCAGGTTTTATAGGCAGTAACCTTATTGCATATTTAAAAAAAAACACTTCGGCAAAAATAACATCAGTAGATAATTATTTTACAGGCACAGAAAAAAATCACATTAAAGGAGTTAAATATATAAAGTGCGATACTTGGGATTTGGATATTGAAAGACAAGATTTGGTTTTCCATTTTGGAGAATATTCCAGAGTTGTACCATCATTTAAAGATATTGCTTATGTTTTACGAACTAATTTACAAGGCACAACAAGGATAATAGAATTGTGTAAAGTATGGAAATGTAAATTAATTTATTCTGCTTCTAGTAGTAAGTTTGGTGGCAACGAAGATTTGTCTCCATATTCTTGGGTTAAAGCAAAAATGGTAGAATTAATAAAAAACTACAATAAGTGGTTTAATTTACAATATGAGATTTGTTATTTTTATAATGTTTATGGTAAAAACCATATTGCAACAGGTGATTATGCAACAGTTATTGCAAAGTTTGAAAAGCAATACAAAGAAGGTAAATCACTAACAGTTGTTGGAGATGGAACACAGACCAGACAATTCACACACATAAACGACATAATTATTGCGTTATATAAAATACTAAGGCAAAACAGTAATAAAGAATGGTATTTAAGTAGCGATAAAAGTTATAGTATATTAGAGGTTGCAAAGATGTTTACAGATGATATTGTTTTTGTACCGAGAAGAAAAGGAGAGAGAGAACACGCAATAACAATGGTAAATGCCACAAAGGAAATACTGAATTGGGAAATTAAATATGATTTAAAAAAATATATTGATGGACAAAAGTAGACACATAAAAAAGGAAAGTATTTTAAAAGCACTTGAACAAAGTTTAGGTGTTGTAACAATGGCTTGTAAAAAAGCAAAAGTACCAAGAAGCACATTTTATAAATGGTTAAGTGAGGATGATGATTTTGCTAAAAAGGTAAAGGACATTGAAAATGTAGCACTTGATTTTGCAGAAAGCCAACTGCACCAACAAATAGGTAAAGGAATACCAAGTTCAACTATGTTTTATCTAAAGACAAAAGGAAAGCACAGAGGTTACATTGAAAGGACAGAAATTACAGGTGCAGACGGAATGCCTAATAACTTTCAAATAGAGATAATTGATAAAACAAAAGATACAGACTAATATAGTTTATAAGCACTTAGCCAATAGTGATAAAAAAATAGTAGTTGAGCAAGGTGGTACAAGGTCAGGGAAAACCTACAATATTCTTATGTGGATTATATTTGACTATTGTGCCAATAACAAGAAAAAAATAATCACAATTTGTCGTAAATCGTTTCCAAGTTTAAGAGCTACAGTATTAAGGGATTTTATGGAGATATTGGTAAACAACAATATGTATTCCGAATTGTACCATAATAAATCCAACTCTGAATATAATCTGTTTGGTAATTTAATAGAATTTATAGCATTAGACCAAGCACAGAAGATTAGAGGTAGGAAAAGAAATCTATTATTTATAAATGAAGCCAACGAATTATATTTTGAGGATTGGCAACAACTTGTATTTAGAACCAAAGAACGTATTGTTATTGATTTTAATCCATCAGACGAGTATCATTGGATATATGACAAAGTAATACCAAGAAGCGATTGTGATTTTTTTAAAACAACCTACAAAGACAATCCATTTATAGAGAAAGCAATTATAAAAGAAATAGAAAGGTTAAGAGATACAGACGAACAATATTGGCAGATATATGGTTTAGGGGAAAGGGCAGCAAGTAGGGCAACAATATTTAATTACATTGAAATACAACAAATACCAGAGGAAGCTAAATTATTAGCGTACGGAATGGATTTTGGATTTACCAACGACCCTACAACATTGGTTGCTGTTTATACATTAGAATACAACTTATATATACGAGAGTATTTATATAGAACACAGATGACAACAAGAGACATACACTTATTTTTATTGGAACAACAATTAGATAGAAATCCAATATACGCAGATAGTGCCGAGCCAAGATTGATTACAGAATTAAGAAGTATGGGGCACAATATATTTCCAAGTATGAAAGGTAAGGATTCAGTTAATGCAGGAATTGATTTATTAAAGCGATACAAGATACATATATTAACCACAAGCAATAATGCCATACAAGAATTTAGAAACTATAAATGGACAGAGGATAGAACGGGTAGGCTAACCAATATACCAGAGGATAAACATAATCATATTATCGACCCCTGTCGTTACGCAACATATAGTATTTTAAGCAGACCAAACTTTGGTAAATACATCATACAATAATTAACAAAATTGTTATTATTTAGGAATATTGTTTATATTAGCAATATGATTAAAGTAGATTATAACACCAAATTATTTACAGCCACCGAAGACGAAAACGGAAATGTAAGTGTATATCTAAAAAAAGAAGTTAGAGAAGCTTTGGATTTGGATTATGCCTATTCGTTAGCAGTTGAGGTACAGCAAGGCAACCCTTTGGATTCCAATATTGGTATTCACGAGGATTGTTTGCAAGAGGTTGCACAATAATTGATTAAGCAGGGCGAATAATAGTAACCCTGCTTTTTTTTATATTTAACACAATGAACATATTTTACTTAGACAAAAACCCTTATATAGCTGCCAAATATCTTTACAACAAGCATATCTGTAAAATGATTATAGAATCAGCACAAATGTTATGTACAGCACATCATCATTACGACAATGGACACAATGTACCTTATGCAAAAGCGTATTATAATCATCCATCAACAAAGTGGTGTAGGGCTAATACAGAGCACTACTACTGGCTTTATTATCATTTAATAGGTATAGGTATGGAATACGAGAGAAGATACGGTAGAGAGCATCTAACGGCTTCTAAGTGCCTAATACCTTTACAACACGCACCAAGTGGTATGCCAACAACTAAATTTGTGCAACCTCCACAATGTATGCCAGACCAATATAAAAACAAATGCAGTATTGTAGCTTATTGGCGTTATTATAAAGCAGAGAAATATAAAATTGCTACAAAAAAAGAAACAATTATTAAATAAATTGTTAATAATAGAGGATTTTTTATTATATTTATACTATAAAAATTATACAAATGACATATACATTAGACAAATACAAACAGAACCTCAAAGTCATCAATGATGATGTTTGGAGTTACAACACAAGAGTTGGTATCATAGCTGGTACTAAATTATTTCAATTAGGTTATTGGTCGCAGACCACACAAAAACATATTAATTATGTTGCCAACGAATACGATTTAGATTTAATTAAACCGTAATTATGGATAAAATACAAAACCTAAGCGATATGGAATACTATGCAAATATGACTTTATGTTTAGGTCTGTTAAAAAAATGGACTGATAAAAGCAAAAGCAAAGACTTGCAAAAATTTTCCACAGCGATTATTGATATATCTTTTTATACTATGAAGTTACAAGATGAGTTACAGAAACATAAAATTGCAGTTAGTGATTATCGTGAACGTAAAAATCAAGCACTTTTAGAATTACAAGATATTCAAGAAAAATACCAAACATTGAAAAAAAATATTAAATTAGTGTAAGTGTGTTTAGCACTTTGTAGTTTGGTGTAAGGGGGCTTAATCGGTCCCCTTTTTTTATTCCAAAAATTCTGCTTAAATTTCTGTACTAAAAAATACAATAAAACTCGTTATATAGTTATGAAAGCAAATTTAAAAGTTCCAAATAAGTTAAGTGAAATAACTTTAGGACAATATCAGAAATATTTAAAAATACAGGAAAACAATGACGACCCTTATTTTTTACAATGTAAGCTGATAGAAATATTTTGCAATTTAGATGGTAAAACAGTAAGGTTAATGAAAGTTGGAGATGTAACAAAAATTTCCAATATCATTAATAATATGTTTGACAAACAAAGCAAACTTATTAGAAATTTTACAATGAATGGTACAAACTATGGCTTTATACCAGACTTGGAAAATATGACTTTTGGAGAATATATTGATTTGGATTCTTATATAAACGATTGGCAAAATATGCACGTAGCAATGAATGTGTTATACAGACCAATTAAATCACAAGTTGGAGAAAAGTATCTTATAAAAGATTATAAAACTGATACAAAAGACAAAATGTTAGATATGCCAATGAATGTAGTTCTTGGTTCTATAAGTTTTTTTTTTCGTTTAGGACTGGACTTGTCGAAAGTTATGACGAACTATTTGGACAGTCATCAGAGAGAGGACTTGACGGCTTATCTATCTTCAATAGGAAATGGGGATGGTATCAATCAATTTATGCACTCGCTGGAGGAGATATTACAAAATTCCAAAATATCACTAAATTAGAGTTACACGAATGTTTAATGATGCTAACATTTATGAAAGAAAAACAAGAATTGGAATCAACACAAATAAAAAGAAATTTTAAATGAGCAATACAGGAATCAGAGGTTATTATTTAGTTACAAACACATTAAAAGACCAATTATTAAAAGATGCAAATGTCAATGAAGTTACATCTGGAGATATATCACAAGTTAATTTACGAAAACAAAATATTTTTCCACTTGCACATATATTGGTAAACAATGTAGTTATAGGAGAACAAACTTTGACTTTTAATGTAAGTGTAATGGCGATGGATATTGTAAATGATTCTAAAGCAGAAACAATAGATATTTTTAGAGGTAACGACAACCATCAAGATATATTAAATACACAATTATCTGTTGTTAATGAATTAATACAATTATTAAGTAGAGGTGATTTACATACAAGTGGATACCAATTAGACGGACAACCAAATGCAGAACCATTTGTTGATAGGTTTGAAAATCAGTTAGCAGGTTGGTCTGTTACAATGGATATAACAATTAGAAACGATATATCAATATGTTAAGGTTTGAGGAATTAGAAAAAGAATTAAAAAAGTTTTCTGACTATGTTATCAGAGAAGCAAGAAAAAAATTAGTAGAAGCTGATAAAAAAAGTTCTGGTAAATTATATGATTCTATTGACGCAAATATAATACAAGAAAAGGACGCATTTTTGGTAGAATTTTTAATGGAAGACTATGGTAAATTTGTAGACCAAGGTGTTAAAGGAAAAAATCCAAATCAATTACCACAAGGTGCAAAATGGTTTGGTACACAAAAAGCACCAAAAAGTCCATATAAATTTGGTAGTATGAAAAGCAAGGGTTTGCGTAAAGCAATAAACAGATGGACTGTACAAAAAAACCTAAAGGGAGTTAGAGATGACAAAGGTAGATTTTTAAGTCGTAAAACAATGCAGTATTTAATTACAAGAAGTATTTATCTATCAGGTATAAAAGCTACAATGTTTTTTACTGAACCATATAATAAGGCATTAAAAAGATTTTCACAAAAATTTACAGAAGCAATTTCTTTAGACATAGAAAACAATTTTTTATACGGACAAAATAAATAGATATGGCAATAATAAAATTAAGAAGCCCTAGATACGAAGTTAAATTAACACCTGCAACAGCAGTATCGGCAAAATTAGAATTAACAATAGATAGTACATTACGATATACAATTGTAAAAGATTGTACAGCAGGTAGCAATGTTGAATTTGAAATATCTGAATTATGTAGAGATTATTTAAATATTGGAGTTGATAATAATCAAGGATTTAGTCACCCTTCAAATACTATTGCAATATCAAGAGCAATTAAATTTTATCCACAAGCCAATGCACAGGGAACACAAGTAGGTAGTACTGATACTGTTGCACATACAGGGTTAGATGGTTATGGAATATTTACAGATGGAGTTAATCCAACAATACATCCTGGTCAAGTTTTTTTATTTAGTCCAAATTATGTAGGAACAAATAGTTATAAAGTATATGCACCAAGTGGTTTCGAGGGTTCTTTTCCATATCTTGACACAAATGGAAATGTGCAATATAACGAGTTTGATTCAAGTGAATCAAGCGTAACATTACGAAGTCAAACAATGACTATTGAAAGATTGGATTGTTCAAGATTTACGCCTATAAAAGTTTTATTTTTAAATAAGTGGGGTACAATACAAGAATTATGGTTCCAAACTAAAAAAGTAGATACCTTAAATACTAAACAAGAAGAATATCAAAGAAGTGTAGTTACATTTGCTACTAATAATACAGCAACATTAGACACAGAAAAACATAGCGTAAAAACATTAAACAAACAAGGCAAAGGTAATATTAAATTAAGTTCAGGTTATTATCCTGAGTTTACAAATGAATGGTTTGAGGAGTTATTACTTTCTGAATATGTATGGATTCAAAAACCAAGCTATTCTGGAACAATGAAAACTGTTCCTGTTAAAGTTATTACAAGTTCATTTACAAGAAAAACACAATTAAACGACAGATTAATAGAATATACAATAGATTTCCAAGAAGCATTTGATTTTATAAACAATATTAGATAATGCAAAAACTACAATTATATATAAATCAAAATATTGACCAAGATTTAACTCCTATATATGTAAGAATGGATTTATTTGCTGATGAAAGTGTGTCAATAACACAAACAATTCAGAATGTAAAAGATATTGCAAAAATATTTACTGAATTTACGCAGACATTTAGTTTACCAGCTTCCAAAACAAACAATAAATTATTTAGACATTATCATAATTTTCATATTGATGGTACTTTTGATGGTAGAAGAAAACGAAAAGCCAAAATAGAATTAAATAATATTCCATTTAAAACAGGCTTTGTAAAATTAGAGGGGGTTGAAACTAAAAATAATATAGCACATACATATAAAATAACGTTTTTTGGTAACACAGTTAATTTAAAAGATGTTTTAGGAGATGATGAGTTAGGGAATTTAAGTGGTTTAGGTTCTTTGGATACAGATTATACATACACACAGGTTAAAAGTAAAATAGAAGCAACATTATCAGGTAGCAATTTATGTGTTCCATTAATTACACATACGCAACAATTAATATATGATAGTGCTGCAAGTAATGCTCAATTAGGTAATTTGTATTATAATTCAAATTCTTCTTATAATGCTAATGGTATTTCTTGGAAAGAACTAAAATATGCAATACGATTACAATATATTATAGACCAAATAGAAGCACAGTATAGTGAAATAACATTTAGTAGTGATTTTTTTAATAATGGTTCTGCAACAGAATTTTATAATTTATGGATGTGGTTACATAGAAAAAAAGGGAATGTAGAAGCAGAAACACAATTAAGTTTGGTTTTTGTAACTGCAGCACCTATGGGAATTGTTAGTGGTTCAAGTGGATATTTTAGTGCATCAGGTAACGCATTAATTTATCAACCACTACCTGCAACATATACTTTAGAAACAAACGAATTAACAATTAATCCATCTACAAATGCAACATATAGTGTTAGAGTTTTACGAAACGGAAGCGTTTATTCAGAAGCAAGTAATGTAACTGGCTTACAAACATTTTTTAGTAATGTAACTGTACCAATAGGTTCTTATTCAATAGAAATAGCATCAGTAGCAGGTGTAACATTTAATCAATTTAATATATCTTGGGAATTTACTGTTACAATAACAGAGGATGATGATGAACCACAAGGGGGTGGAATTTCTGGTTTTACTATTGCATTTAAAAATTCACAAGCATTTACAACAAGTACAACTATTCCTTTTAATATTTCAGCACAAATACCACAAATAAAGGTTATAGATTTTTTAACAAATATTTTTAAGATGTTTAATCTAACTGCTTTTGTAAACGAGGAAAATAAAATTGTGGTACAAAAATTAGATGATTTTTATAATGCTTCGTCTGTGGTACATAATATTGATGAATATGTAGATTCAACGAAAGGTACTGTTGATGTAGCTTTACCATTTAAAGAGATTGATTTTTCATATACAGGTTTAGGAACATTTTTAGCAAAACAATATGAGCAATTAAATAACAGAAAATGGGGTTCGCTGGATTATTCTGATGATAGTAGTTTTGATGGACCACAAAATCAATATAAAGTAAATGTAGGTTTTGAACATATGCAGTATCAAAATTTAATTGATTTAACTACAAGTGCAGTTAAAAATATACAATGGGGTTGGTCAGTAGATGACAACAAACAATCATATATTGGTAACCCATTAATTTTTTATGCAATAGAAGTTAATAATGGTACAAACATAGCTTTAAGAAATGATAGTGGAACTATTGCATCAGTAAACGATTATATTATTCCGTCAAATTCATTAAGCACTAATCAAGCAACAAGTAAAATAAATATAAATTTTAATGCAGAAATAAACGAATACAACGCAGAAAATACTTATGCAAGTGCATTTACAGATACTTTATTTGAAAGAAATTATAAAACATACATACAAGATGTTTTTAAAAATAAAAGGCGTTTAACTAAGGTTAAAGCATATTTACCATTAAAAATTTTATATAATTTAAAATTAAACGACAAAATATCGTTAAATAATAACAATTATAGAATTAATAGTATTACAACTAACCTAATAAATGGCGAAAGTAACCTAGAATTATTAAATATAGTATGAAAGAAAAAATTTGTATAGCAATTTGTAAAATTACATTCAATAAAGTATGTCTAGGTTGGTGTGATAGTAAATGCTGTAAGTAACATATAGACTGATTAAATATAGTATGATAAAACACATTTTAGATTTATTACAATTTGTCAAAGGCGAAACAGAAGCAATAAAGATTGCACAGGGTAAATATAAAATGCCAGAGAGTGTTAAAGAGATGTTTAAACAACTAAAAAATAAATAATGGCACAAAGTGTAGAGGTAAATTTTGAATTAAAATATAAAGAAGCTTTAAAAGGTTTAGACGATTTAACTAAAAAATACGAAGAACTACAAAAAGAAGTACAATCTGCTAATAAAAAAACAGAGGAATCATTAAAAGATGTAGAAAAAACAGCAGAAAATTCAGCAAAAGGTGTTAAAAAAGTAGGATTAACATTAAAAAATATTGCTGGGGCTGCAGTTGTTTTAACAGTTTTACAAAAAGGGTTTGAATTTGTACAAGAAGCAATAGGTAGAAACCAAGAAGTATTAGATGGTTTACGAGTAGGTTTTGAAACAGCACAAATTGTATTTAATCAAGTATTTGGTGCATTAATAGATATTGGTAAAAGTGTAGCATCAAGCAGTGATAATTTTGACGCACTTGGTAAGGTTATGAAAGGTGTACTAAATATAGCTGTAACACCATTTAAATTAGCATTTAATGGAATAAAAGCTACAATAGTAGGTGCACAATTAGCTTGGGAAAAATCATTTTTTGGTGGTAATGACCCAGGCAGAATCAAAGAATTACAAGCTGAACTAGAAACAATAAAAGAAGAAACTATTGAAATTGGTGTAAGTGCAGTAAAATCAGGAGTTGATATTGTAACAAATATTGGTGAAGCAGTATCAGAAGTATCAGATATTGGTAAAACAGTTGTAAAAGAGTTAGGAGAGGTAAGTGTTAAAACTGCTTTTGAAACAGCACAGACAAACGTACAACTTAAAAAATCAGCAGATATTGCTCGTGTAGCAAATCAAGGGTTAATTGAAGAATACGATAGACAAGCAGAACAACAAAGACAATTACGAGATGATGATAGATTAAGTATAGCTGAAAGACAGGAAGCTAATAATAAATTATTGGAAATCTTAACTGAACAAAAAGAAGTTATGATGGAAAATGCCGATGCTGTATTAGCAAATGCACAGGCACAATACGAATTAACAGGTGCAGATGAGGATTATATAGCCGTATTAGAAGCACAAAACGAAAAAAAGGCTATTGCAGCACAAATTGAAGGACAATTATCAGAACAAAAATCAAATTTAGTTGCATTAGAAAAAGAATCAGACGCTTTACAATTGTCAAGAGATGAAGCAACTGCATTAAGACAACAAGCACAAAGAGATTTTAATGTAGAGATGGAACAAAACGAAGTCAAGAGATTACAAATGACTTTGGATAATTTACAAACAGAAAGAGAAGAAGAGGAAAAAAGATTAACAGAAAAAAGAAATACATTTAAAGAGGGTACACAGGCATATATTGACGCAAATAATGAATTATTAGATTATCAACAAGCGAATGCCAACGAGCAAAAGAAAATTGAAAAAGGTTTATCAGAGGCTAAGGTAGCACAAGTACAGGGTGCGCTTGGAAATATTGCAAGTATCGTTGGAGAAAATTCTAAATTTGGAAAAGCAATAGCAGTAACACAAGCAATTATAGATACTTATGTTGGTGCAAATAAAGCTTTAGCACAAGGTGGTTTATTTGGATTCATAGGTGCTGCAGCAGTAATAGCTTCAGGTATCGCCAATGTGAAAACTATAACAAGTAAAAAACCACCACCAGCACCAAGTTTTGCAAAAGGGGGAAGCGGTCGAGGTGCAAGTGCACCATCAACGCCATCTGCTCCACCACCACCTGTATTACCAGATATAAATACAGTAGGTGCAAGTGGAATAAATCAGTTAGCTGATGCAATAGGTGGACAGTCGCAACAACCTGTACAAGCATTTGTTGTTAGCAATGATGTTACAACAGCACAAGGTTTGGAAAGAAATATTATTGATGGTGCGTCAATATAAATACAAAATTGTTTAATTAAATCGTTACAGAAATATGAGAATTGTAGAATTAATACTTGATGAAGCAAAAAATGTGATGGGTGTTGACGCAATATCTATTGTGGAAAGTCCAGCAATTGAAAAAGATTTTATTGCTTTAAAATCAGAGGAATTAAAATTAGCAGAAATAAATAAAGAAAAAAAGATATTAATGGGTCCACTATTAATACCAAATAAACCAATCTTTAGAACACAAGAGGATGAGGATTACTATATTTATTTTAGCAGAGAAACAGTTGAAAAAGCAAGTCAGCTTTATTTACAAAATAATAACCAAAGTAATTCAACACTAGAACACCAACACGAAATAAATGGATTAACATTAGTGGAAAGTTGGATTGTAGAAGATAAAAAACACGATAAATCAGCAAAATATGGTTTTGATGTGCCTGTTGGTACTTGGATGGGTTCAGTAAAAGTAAATAATGACGAAGTTTGGAATGAATATGTAAAAAGTGGAAAAGTCA